CCTGGCCGAGCAGCGCCGCCTTGGCCACCGCGGCGTCGGCCTCGCTGAGATCGAACTTGAGCTTGGCCTTGAGCGGCTCCAGGTTAGGCATTTGGTCGCGGCCTCCGGTAGGTGACCTTGGGGCCTCGGTAGCGCAGCTGTTGGCTGATGCTCTGGCCAACCAGGCGGGCTTCGGCGGGGGTCAGCCGGAGTCCTCGGCGCTGCTGTCGCTGGACAGCGATGCGGGCCCGGGAGCGGCGGGCGAACAACCTGGCGCGAGTCGAGGTGCTGGTGCTAACGGCGAAGGCCCCGCCCCGCGCCGCACCGGCCGCGATGGCGAGCGCCGGGCGCAGGTAGGGATGGGGCCGGTCCTTGTAGGTCCCGTACTCCATGTAGATGGCCTCCCGTTCGCCCTCACCGGCGATCACCTCCAGCTCAGCACCCTGGCGGGTGAGCACGGGGGCGGTGGCGTGGATCGACGCCGCCAGTCCCCCGCTGCGCTTGGGCGCGAAGCCCTTGGCGAGCACCACCACCTTGTCGCCGACCAGCACGATGTACTCGATGCCGCTCAGGCGGTACTCCTCGACTGCCGCTGGCAGTGAGGCCCGGAAGGCGAGCGTCTCCACCTCCCACTTGACCTGTGCCATCAGCCCTGCTGCACCTTGGCGCGCCGCCGCTCCCGCTCCTGAGCCGCGGCCTCCTCCTCCAGCAGCGCAGTCATCTGCGCCAGCGTCATTCGCCAGAAGTCGGCGGGCGCCAGCCCGAATCGGACGACTCCGATGTGGAAGAGAGCTCGCCAGTTAAAGGGGCGTCGGGCTTGCGAGCTCCGGCCGCCTCCTCTTGAGCCACATCGGGCATGGCCTTCATGAAGGCGGGTCCGATGGCCTCAGCGTATTCGACGATGCGCTTGGGGTCCATGAGCTTGGCCGGGTCAACCGGCAGGTTGCGCACGGTGGCCACGATGGCGTCGCGCACGCAGGTGTACATCTTTCCCTTGTGGCCTTTCTGGAGCTCCTCAGCGAAGGCATTCAGCGAGCCCCAGCGCTCCTCGATGAGCACGAAGGCCTCTTGGTCGAAGACGATCGGGACTCGCGTCCCGCCGAGCATGACGCTGGTGCCGCCGCCCAGCAGCTTGGTCGCATCGTGCTGCACGATCTCCATCAGAGCGGGGCCTGGCCGTTGGCCTGGCGCAGGCTGTTGAGCACGCTGATCTCGTTCTGCAGGCGGTTCAGTTCGACCTGCGTGGCCGCGATCAGCTTCTCGGCAGAGGCGATGCCCGCCCGACGGTTGCCGATCATCTCGGCGGACTCTTCGGCGCTGCGCGGGTAGATGCCGCTGACTGCGGGCTCCGGGGCCGCCCCGGCTGCGCTGGGCGGCTCGTCGACGGTTGTGTCGCTGAGGTGCTCGCTCATCTAAACCAAAGCGACCGCGGTCTCGTTCGCAATGGCCTGACACCAACTGTTCGCCGGCAGTCCGGTCGGAGTCCCGATCACTGGGAATGATGTGTACGAGATGCCCTGCGCGTTGTAATTTTCCTCGTCAAATCCGAACATGTCGAGTGAGCTGGCGGTGCACTTGAAAAGCAAAAAATGCATGTCGCCCCCGACGTAGTCCACCTGCTTGCTTTGCGCCTCGATTTTGAACGAGGCCGGTGTGTCGGCCTGGGAGAGGGTGACCTTGGTCGACTGGTTGGGGGTGGATCCCGCCTCGACCACCGAGGAGGCGCCAGCGGCGGTCGCGACCTGGGCCAACAGATCGAAGTTGAACTTGGCGTAGGTCAGGTCTCCACTGACATCCTTGAACACGGCGTCCGCCGCCAGCAGCGTGTTGTCACCGCGCAGCTGCTTGATGTCCATGCCCAGCTTGGCTGTGAGTGCCTTGACGCCGACCACGTCGATCTTGGCACCGTAGGTGGGCGGAGTGGCGGCGACGTCAGTGGCAAGGCGATAGATACCAGCATCGTTGACGCCGAACAATTTCGTAACACGTCCGAGAGACATTCAGTGCTCCTTGCTGAGACTTTCAGCTCAGAATCCGCTCGCCTGGAATAGCGACGACGGGGCAGCCGACAAGCGGTGGAGCTGCCTAGCGAATGACGACGGGGCGCAGGATGACGTCTGGCTGCACTAGCCGAAGTCCGTGACACTTGGGGCAACGGACGACGATGGGCAGATTGGCCTCGCGAGCTACCCCTACACGGCTGTCAGTGCGGCCCCAAGTGGCGTGGATGAGACGGGCCTGCTGACTGAGGTTCTGATCCGACATCTCCAGAATGCCCTGGCGCCAGACCCAGCCGGGCTGGATGCGCCAGACCGGACTGGGGTTCATCTGAGCGGCCGAGGCCCCCACCTCGCCCAGCAGCTCTCCGCACTGGGTACCCCCGCAAAAGATCCTCACAGCTCCCGCCAGACCTCCACGGTGAGTGTGTGGTGGACCTCGTTGCCAGCCTCATCTAGCAGGCGCAGCGAGGAGACCAGCCGCACCACATAGACGATGGCGGTTCCGATCAGAGCCGTCCGAGCTCCGTGCAGCCCGCGCTTGAGCCGCGGCGCCAGCGTGTAGTCCTCAAGCAGCTTGCCGCTAGAGAGATCCCGCCAGTCCTGGTAAAGATCGACCTGAGCCGTCTCCACTCCGGTGGTGGCATGGCCGTCCTCGAAGGGATCGGGGACCAGGGCGATCTCCTCGATGACCACCACGTAAGGCCGCTTGGTCTGCTGCGGTGCCCGATCCCCGTAGGCGGCTACCCCCAGCCCCAGCGACTCGATGAGGGCTTTGAGGGCGCCACTTGTTGTGGTCGCCAATCAGTCCTCTTCCTCGGCTAGGAACTCGTCGTCCTCGTCCAGAGCCAGCTCTGACCAGGCCTTGCGCGCTAGCTGGTAGCGGCGCTCGGCCAGCCGGCGGTCGTTCTCCAGCAGGGTCAGCGTGTCGGCGATCTTGCGCTCCACATGCTGGAGCTGCCGGTAGGCGACCCGATACTCGGAGGCGATCTCGGTGGTGCGCTCAGCAATCAAGAAGCCACCTCACATATTCGCTGGTTAGCTAACCGGCGTAGACTGAGCCGCATGAAGAGTCGAGAGCTGAACAGACCCGAATCCCCGGCTGAGGTGCTGCGCGCGCGGCTGAGATCCCTGGGTTTGACTCAGAGCCAGCTCGCCGGTCAGCTCCAGATCTCCGCTGGCTATCTGAGCGATGTGCTGGCGAGCAGGCGGCGGATCACTCCTCAGCTAGCGCTGGACCTGGAGCAGGAACTCGGCATCCCAGCTCAGACCTGGGTTGCGCTTCAGGGTGAGTACGAGCTTGAACAAGCGCGTTTGCAGAGGGCAGCCCGAAAGGACGTCCGAGGAGAGAAATGAAGTGAGACGTCTACTAATGGTGGTCGCCCTACTGGTATTAACCGCCTGCGGAACTCAGACCTCGACCAAGACCGGTACGGCACCCAGCGCCACTCCCACCCCAGCCTCTGTCGCCACCCCAACCCCGATAGCCGCACCAGAGATCTTCAAGCCCGGCGACCAGATCCAGGTCAGCAGCCAGCAGGATCAGACCAAAATCCTGCTCACGGTAGGTCAGCCCCACATCATCAAGCCCGGGCAGTACGACTCAGACGCAAAGAATGGGGAGTATTTGGGAGTTCCGCTCACAGTCGAGAACCAGGGTCCGCAGCCCTTCAGCCTCAGCAGCATGCTGGGCTTTGATCTCCGCGACCAGGACGGTCAGGGCTACACCACCGCCTATATCAGCAACGCGCCCAAGGCGCCCGACGGAGAGGTGGCGCCGACTCAGAAGTTGGCTGGCACGCTGGTCTATGACGTGGCTCCCGGCAAGGTCTATCAGCTGCTCTTCAAGGCCAACTTCCTCAGTAGCGGTCAGGCCATCGTCAACCTGGGGCAGTTCTAGCCCACTACGCCCCGACCGCGAAGAGGACCCCAGGGTCGTTGGCGATGCCGGTTCCCACCACTGTGGCGACTGTGGTGGCGACCGTGCAGAGCGTAGTGGTGACGGCGTGGGTGCTGGTGGCCACGAAGACGGCGGCAGTGAGGGACGTGAAGGGGGTAGCCAGCGTGCTGAGATCAAATGTGTCTGCGGCTGTGACCTTTTGAAAGGAAAGCACCACCCAACGCGGCGCGCCGCCGCCACCGCCGGAGGCCTGGACTACGGGACCGGTGAGTGCTGCCATTTCTTCTCCTTTCTAGACGGATTCGAGTTCTACGCAGAGCAGGATCAGCCAGCGCCGCCGCTCCTGGTCGTGGATCACGGAGTGGATCGCAAAGACGCGATTTCCTTCCGTCAATCGCAAGTCGTGACCGCTCGGGACTCCGCCGGCCACCGGTGGAGTGGCCAAGTCCTTGCGGAAGCGCACGGTGATCTGATGGGTGACTTTCTCCGCGCCCTGGCCGGCGAGCAGGAAATCCTTGGCGGTCAGCGGATTGATATTGGCGCGTATGGTCCCGATCGGGAACCAGTCTTCGTTGTCGCGCCCCTCAGCGTCGGGAGAGCTCTGCCGCGTCTGAAGGGTGAGGATGCGGTTGAGCTCGCCGATCCTGGTCATACCGTCAGATCGGCTCCGGCACCTTGTTGCGCCAGAGCAGGGCCTGAACGCCCAGCGGCAGCGAGACCGCTGAAATGCGGCGGTCGACGATGATGTCCTCGCGGTTCTCGTACCAGGCCGCCACCAAGAGCAGGATGGCGTGCTTGATCGAGGCCGGGACTTGGGTGACCGACGCATAGCCGGTCACGTAGGTGACGGTGACTCCGGACACCGGGCTAATGGAGTTGCCTTGAGTGGAGGTGGAGGGCCAGGTCTGTCCGTAAGCCAGCGCCACTCGTCCTGGCTCGGACATGGTGTCCACGATGTAGGTGCTGCTGGGCACCGTGGAGAGGTTGCCGGCGGTATCCAGCCAGGTGATGCTGCTCACCGACTGCAGCGGCGGCCAGGGCAGGCGGAAGCTGCTCAGGTCCGTCTGCCAGCCCAACGGAGAGCTGCCCTGCTGGTTCCAGACGCCGTAGAGCGTGCCCGAAGGTGCAGCTACCGCGTAGGGCACGTTGGGGCTGAGGGCGGGAAAGCTGTCTCGATTGAGTTGCCAGGTCTGCGTCATCACTGAGCGCCCCATCACCGTCTCGCAGTATTCGCGGGCTGCTGTGATCAGGGCCTGGATGTAGCCATCATCGTCGGAGTAGTCGACGCGCAGATGCGCCTTGGCCAGATCCAGATCGATCGGCTCGAAGGCCGGCGGGGTGAGCAGCTTAGCTGGCATCAGCCCTTAGAGGTCGGCCGCTCCGCCTTATGGTCAGCCGGTCGCCGTTGCGGACCCACGCGTTCCTGGGGAGGCGCCACCGCTTTCTCCGCCGGCTTCAGCTCGGCCGTCTCCGATACTGGCTTCTCTTGACTAGGAGCCTCCTGCTGGACCTCCTCCTCGACGAGGTCTGCCGGATCCACTGCCTGAGCGAGGCCGTCCTCCACCAGCTGGCGCGCCTGCTTCAGCTCGAGCTCAACCTCCTGGCCCTCGTCATGGCGGTAGTGAGGGCCGCGAGCGGTGGTCGAGTAGCGGACCTTGACCAGCTTGCTCATTCCGTGCCTCCGCTGGTAGTGGGCTGAGCCTGCGGGTTGGGATCCAAGACCACCACTGTTCCGAAGGG